CAAGCTCAGCAATTACAAGTAATTTTAAAAGCGAAAGTAATGCCTGAAGTCGAAAAACAAAAAGGCTTACTAGATGAGCAAATGCAGAATCCACAAGTAGACCAGATGGCTAGACCACCTGAACAAACTATGGCTCCACCAACAACTCGAGATGTTGCTTTACGCAGCTTATTGGGTTAATAGGTAATTAGAAAGGAGAAAATCTAATATGCCAATGGTAGGAAAAAAGAAATTTTCATATACAAAAAAAGGCATGGCAGCTGCTAAAAAGTTTGCTATGAAAAAAGGTATGAAAATGAAAAAGAAAAAAGGATATTAAATGCCTAGAGAACGATCAGTTCAAGACTTCATTGACCAGTTAAAAGAAATTTACGCAGAACAAGAAGAACTGCTAAATGATTTTGAAGCTGAGTTTGGCGAATTGTCAGACGATGATGATGACGATGAAGAATAAACCAAAGCTTGGTTCAGGCACACGATTTAAACAACTTACAAATAAGTTAGCTAAACGTGGTGTTAAGAATCCAAAAGCCTTAGCAGCATATATTGGAAGAAAAAAATATGGTAAAACAAAATTCCAACAATTAGCCGCTAAAGGAAAACGATAACATAGGGAGACCACATGGAAAAATTACCAAAGATTATACCAGGCGAAGGTGTAAGAACACAAAGAGAAACTATTTATAAAAGACCTGTTAATAGAAAAATTGTAGCTCAAAGAGGAATAGGTAGCTCAATTAAATCTGTAGTTAAAAAAGGTGTTAAGTTTGGTTTAGCAGGTGCAGCTCTAACAGGTGCTGGATATTATGCTTTTGAACCAGAAAGAAATTATGCTAAAGCTCCTAAGACTTACGAGCCAAGAGATTTAAGAAGTCCAATTATTTATAAACCGTCAGAAGATTTTTAATGACTGAAGAAGTTAAAACAGAAATAGTTGATGTAAAGGTTGTTGAAGAAACATCTTTACCTGTAGTAAAATCTAATCTAGGAGGTAAAAGACCTGGAGCTGGGAGACCTGTAGGACCACGTAAACAAAGACAATGGAAGATGGTTGAACAACTTGCAACTAAGTATCAACAATCACCATTAGATTATATGTTGTCTGTACTTAATTGTCCAAAGACATCACCAGAAAGAAAATTATATGCAGCAGAAAAAGCAGCTCCATTTGTACATCCTAAACTTGCTAACTCAACAAGCAGAATAGGATTTGATGGACAGCTCAATATTAAAGTCAAGTGGGAAGAATAAAACCTACGAAGTTTCTGTAGGCTATAAACCTAGACCATTACAACGACAAGTACACGAATCATTAAAACGATTTAATGTATTAGTTTGTCATAGACGATTTGGAAAATCTGTACTTGCAATTAATGAATTAATTAAAACTGCAGCAGATAAACCAAGATCTAAACTTGCATATATAGCTCCAACCTATAGACAAGGTAAAGCTATTGCTTGGGATTATTTAAAATTTTATACAAGACCACTAATGCAATTTGGTGGTGATCGTAATGAATCTGAATTACGAGTAGATTTATTTAATGAATCACGCATACAAATCTATGGTGCAGATAATGCCGATTCACTTCGAGGTATGGGATTTAATGGTGTCGTACTAGATGAGTATGCAATCATGTCGCCAAGAACTTGGACAGAAATTATTAGACCTGCAATCTCAGATACAAATGGTTGGGTTATATTTATTGGAACTCCAATGGGCCACAATCAATTCTGGGAAGTTTACGATTATGCAAAACGTGGACACAAAGATTGGTTCGGTCAATTATATAGAGCTTCAGAAACTGAAATTATTCCAAGCGATGAATTAAAAGAAGCTCAGTCTATTATGACTGAGGAGCAATACAATCAAGAATTTGAATGTTCATTTACTGCAGCAGTAAGTGGTAGTTACTATGGTAAACTAATTACAGCAGCTGACAATGATAAAAGAATTTGTGAAGTACCTTACGATACATCTATACCAGTTGAGACTTGGTGGGATTTAGGTATTGGAGATTCAACAGCAATTTGGTTTGTTCAAAGAGTTGGTGAAGAAATACACGTTATAGATTATTACGAAACATCAGGTGAAAGTTTATATCACTATGCTGAAGTTTTAGAGAAAAAAAATTATAACTATAATAGACATGTAGCTCCACATGATATAGTAGCTAGAGAACTAGGTACTGGTAAATCAAGATTAGAAGTAGCTAATGAAATCGGAATAGATTTTGAAATTGCTGCTAAACTTGAAGTAGATCACGGAATTGAAAGTGTTAGAAATACTTTGCCATATTGTTATTTTGATAGAGAAAAATGTAAGATAGGTTTAGATGCCTTACGTCAATATCGAAAACAATGGGATGAAAGAAACCAAGTATTTAAAAATAAACCTTTGCATGACTGGTGTTCTCATGCAGCAGACGCATTTAGATATGGGTGTGTGCATAGTCCAATAGATACAAGTCAATGGACAAAACCAATCTATATAGATACAAAATACGTAATATGAAAACTGAACGAGAAATTATAGCAATATTAAATAAAGAAATTAAATCATCTACTGGTTTTATCGGTGGTGAAATAGTTAATAGAAGAAAAAAATCATTAGAGTTTTATTTAGGAAAACCTTTTGGTAATGAAGTAGAAGGCAGATCACAAGTCGTTAGTACAGATGTTTCTGATACTGTTGAAAGTTTATTGCCTTCATTAATGAGAATATTTACTGCTGGTGAAAATGTATTTCATTGTGAGCCAGTAGGTGTTGAAGATTCTGAAACTGCTAGACAATGTTCTGATTATTTAAATTATATTTTTTATAAAGAGAACTCAGGGTTTATAAGTTTATATACTGCATTTAAAGATGCACTTATACAACGTAATGGAATTTTAAAAGTTTATTGGGATAACTCACAAAGAACTACAAGAGAAGAATATAAAAGATTAACAACTGATGAATACAATCTTTTAATTAATGATAAAGAAATTGAAATTGCAGAACATAGTGAATATCAAGAATCATTACTAGACCAAGATAATAACGAAATAGATAAAATTACTTATCACGATATCGTAATTAAAAAAACAGAATCATTTGGTCAAGTTAGAATTGAACCTGTACCACCAGAAGAATTTTTAATTGAACGTCAAGCTAAATCAATTGATCAAGCTAACTTTGTTTGTCATAGAACAAACATGACTAGATCTCAATTAATTGAAATGGGATTTGATAAAGATGAAGTTAATAAACTTCCTACTGGTAATTCAATTGATTACTTAGAAGATAATCAAGTAAGATACCAAGAAGATCTTGTTGGAATTAATGATGACGGAGACAAATCATCTGATGAAATTTTAATTCATGAATGTTATTCTAGAATAGATATTAATGATGATGGCAAAGCAGAATTAGTAAAAATATTATTAGCAGGAGATTCTACTTACAAAGCACTTAGTATTGAAGAAGTAGATTCAATGCCATTCGTTTCTATAACTCCTGTAATTATGCCACATAGATTTTATGGCAGATCAGTTTCTGAATTAGTAGAAGATATACAATTAATTAAATCAACTGTAATGAGACAAATGTTAGATAATATGTATCTAACAAATAATAATCGTATTGCAGTACAAGACGGACAAGTTTCATTAGACGATCTATTAACTAATAGACCAGGCGGTATTGTTAGAACTAAACAACCACCAGCTAATGTAATGATGGCTATGAACACACAACCAATTGGTGATCAAGCTGCAGGACTATTAGGATATTTAGATTCAGTTAAAGAATCTAGAACTGGTATTACAAGACAATCACAAGGATTAGATCCAAATACTTTAAACAAAACAGCAACTGGTATTAACCAGATCTTAACACAATCTCAAATGAGAATGGAGTTAATTGCTAGAATATTTGCTGAAACAGGTATTAAAGATTTAGGATATAAAATGTTTGAGCTAGTTTGTAAGTATCAACAAAAAGAAAAAATATTAAAAATTCGTGGGAAGTTTATTCCTATGAGACCATTTGAATGGAGAGACAAAGTTAATGTTACTGTATCAGTAGGATTAGGTACAGGATCTAAAGAACAACAATTAATCTTATTAACTTCAATTCTTGAAAGACAATTACAAGCTATAAATCTTCAACAGAATGTTTATGGCCCAATGGTTAATTTAAGGAACATTTATAATACATTAAAGAAACTTATAGAGAACGCAGGACTTGGTAATGTAGATCCTTACTTTATGGATCCAGATGTGGGACAAGCTCAAATGCCACAGTTACCTCCTAAACCTCCAACTGAATTTGAAAAAGTTTCATTAGCTCAAGTACAAGGTCAAAACGAAAGAGAAGTTATTAAAACTAATGTTGAGTTAAAACGTATTGAAGCTGAAATGAGAGCTAAATTACTTGACTATGAACTTCAAATCAAAGAATTAGAGCTTAAATATAATACTAAGATAAATGAGATTGATTTAAAGA